TCATTGAACGTAAGTTCTGGGTCATTAAAAAGAGACAGTGCAGACAAGAACTCATTCAAGTCATAGATTGCAAAGTCTGTATCAAATGTGTCCGACACTGTTGCAGTTGATACAATGTTTTTCATTTGAGACATTGTTGCAATCTTGTTGCCTGGACTCACAAGAAGGTTCGCATTGATAGTCGCATAGTTCTTCAATACTTCCTTCGTATCATTACTAAGTTTCATTTAATTATTCTCCGTGTTATCGTGATTGTGTAGTGCCATTATACCATAATGAATCACTTTTAGCAAGTCTTTTCTGTTCTTGCCGTCCTTTTTTCCGTATCGTTGTGAATACTTTAAAATATTCCCAATACAGAAACCTTCACCATGTCCACTGTCCATGATAAATTCTGTTGCTTGAAATTTGTTGTGTGAGTAGTGTGCGTTGTAAGTACCATTAATGTACTCTTTTAGTTCATCCAGAATTTTATCTTCTGAATATTTGTAATTTATTTTTGTCACAAGATTCATCCTATAATAAGTGTGAGGGGGCGAACCCCCTCACGGTTTGACATTTAGTATGCGTACTTTGTACCAAGTACAGACGCAATACCAGCAGCAATGATTTCCTTAGAAGGAGCACCAAGTCTATATGCAACACCTTTTGCAGTGCTGTTAGTATAGATGCAGTGACCTTCACTCTTTAGAGTGTCAATCATTTTAGTTGGTGACACAAGGTCAAACCTTTTTCTCAAGGTTTTCCATGTCACGTTTTCGCCTTTAGACAAAAGATTAAGAACCTTTTGCTTTTTACTAAGTTTTGGTCTACTCATATTTACTCCATATTATTGTTAATGATTCACATCATATCAAACAAAACCCAAAATGTCAAGGGATTTATTTAACCGCAATCAACTGAGGCTTTTTCTCTTCTGGTACGATTCTTTCTAGATTGATAGTCAACATACCATTTTTGAGTTCAGCACCCTTTACAATGATGTCATCAGCAAGAGTAAACTTTCTAGTGAAGTTTCTCTGCGAGATACCCTTATAAAGAGTATAGTCATCAGTTGCACCAGTATCCTTATCCCTCAGTGATTTCACTGTAAGAACACCCTCTGCGACTTCGATTTCAATATCTTTCTTATCGAAACCAGCAAGTGCCATTTCGATTTCAAACTTGTAATCTTCTGTCTTTTGGATGTTATAAGGTGGATACCCTGTTGATTCTGCCTGATGGGTTACATAATCGAACAGTCTGTCGAATGTTCTATCAAAGCCCACGGCATAGGGTGTCATGTGATTGTAGTCAAACGCCTGAAGGGCGTTTCTAAGTGTGCTTAAGTTTGTCATTTCATATCTCCTTATTAAGCAAGATTAATAGATGTAGACCCTAATGGCATCTACACCTATATTTATATGGGGATTGAAAACCAAATTTCAACCCCCACACAAATTCTTTTTTAGGCAGCTTCTGCGTACTCAAGTGCCTTATTGAGTGCATTCAGTTTCACCTTACGGTTACGTCCGTACCAAGAAGAAACCATTCGTGAGTCACCCTCACGACCTTGAAGGTGGTCTGTCATGTAAGTGACAGTATTGAATGCCTGCCAGAAAGAACCTTCTGCAAAGTTAGCACCAGGCTGTGTCTGCAAGTTCTCCATAGCGAGTTTCGCATTTCGTGAAGTGAAAGGAAGAACACCGTCTACCTTTTCTTTCGCAGGCGTACCAAATACTTCATTGAAGTACTGAACAATGTTCTCACCAGTGTATGGTTTTGAACCAAGAAACTCTGCCATTGTCTTGTACTGGTCAAGTTTCTCACGGGCAATACCCATTTGTTCTTTAACTTCAGCAGCATCAAATGCTTTTCTGTGATTAACAGTCAACATCTGGTCACTATTTTGTGACAAAGACAAAGTAAGAGTATTGTTACATACCACACGAATCGGTGTCATACGAATGTTAATCGCCTTACCAAACTGGTGTGGATTGGTGAACAGAAAATAGTTATCTGTTTGGTCACCATTGAACAACTCAAAACTGTCTTTGGTTTTTGCAAGAGCCCAAACCATCTGACCATCTTTAAGAGAACCAGCGGTGTGCATTTCCATGTCACCAGCATTTACATACTCTTCAAAGAAGTTGAATGCTTCTGAGTTCTGCACAGGATTCCATCCTGTTCCTACAACGTCAAGAATAGAACCGTCACTTGAACGAACAAGTGCTTGTTTATTCTTTACCTTGATACCACTTCTAGTAAGGATATCTTCTTTTTCGACAGTCCAATCAAGACCTGCCTTCACCATGAATTGTTCTGGTGTTAAATCTGCTGGAACTTTTGTACCAAGTCCATGCCATGGAACGTCACCGACATATGCCATCTGAGCGTTTCCGTTTACAATTTCAAGTTCGTGTGCCATAATCTAATCTCCTCATTTCTTTGATTATGTATATACTATAACCTGTTTTTAGAACAAAGTCAAGATGTTTTCAGAACTTTTATGAAAAAAATTCAGATAAATTTGCTGTATTTTCACCGTCTAGTTGTACTGTGCCAGATAATGTTGTGATAACATCTGTACTACTACGGTGTTTTGGGTTATTTACCCACCGAATCGTATTAGGTGGCATCGAATCAAACCCCCACATAAACCAAGCATTACCAAATGGTGGTGACCCACCCCCTGTAAAATCTACCCTATAATTATAGACCAAACAAGACATACCATGTTCCATGAACATCTGACCACGTTTACCACCTTGCATAGATGCTACAGGAAGAAACAGTGCAAATGGTTTGCCTAGTTTATAACAATATTCGATAAACTTGTCCTTTGTGCTGTATGGTGGATTCGTTACTACACCGTCATACACATCATCTGCACCACAAGTAAAAAAGTCTCTATTTTCACTAGGTACAATGTTGTATTCATATTTCTTGAACCCATCTACAATCTGTGACGATATTCCACTTGTTGCTTCATAGTAGGTTTTATCTTTATCTAGATATTCTAACAGAGGAAGCACTTGGTCTTTGGGTGTGTAACATTCATCATACCGTGACAGATTTTTCAATACTGCCAGAGACATTATTTCCTCTCATTTTCCTCATACAATATCAATGCAATCAAAGCATAGTTTGCCATATCAATTAAAGTATCTTTGATACTCTCATCTTTGACTTCTAACTTTTCTTTCTTTGCAAATCCCATGATGCGACTAAACTTGTCACCAATACGAACACAACAACCTTTCCATGCTGGAATACCTGCCAACTCGCAAGTTCTGAAGTTTGCAAACACATCTTTTGTATTTGCATAATCATGACGTTTTGCGTTATGCGTTTTCTTCATTTCTTCCAGTAATTCATAAAATCGTTCACTTTGATTATATAATTTCATACTATGCCACCTTACTAAAGTTTTTCACCTTCTCAAATTTAATCACACTTCTAAACTTGTCAATCAACATATCTTGTTTGTGTGATATAATAAACACATTCTCTTTTTCAAACGTGTTTAGAATCTTTAGGAAATCATCTGTTCCTGTTGCATCTAACGAACTATCAAAAATCTCATCTAGTATCAGCAGATTAGTATTCGTTGAATTTTTCATCTTTGCAACTGCTCTCCATGTAAACAACAGTGCAAGGTCAATACGCATCTTCTCACCTTCCGAAAAGTTTGCATATGAGAACACATCTCTAAATCTGGATTTGATTGTCTCGTTGAAGTTTTCATCAATATTAAAGTTGACAAAGAAATCCATAGATGATAGATAACCGTTAATCAATTTATTCATGATAGGCAAATACTGTTTGATAATCTTGGTTTTGATACCAGTATCCTGTAACAAGTTTCTTGCCACATCAAAATATACCATATCCTCTTTCAATTTTGATTTGGTTGATTCTAAACTATAACACAATTTTTTGAGATTGTCAAGTTTTTCATAGTCTGTTTTCGTAACATCTCCACTTTCAAGTTGACGTATTTCTTCTGCTATGGTTGCATTAAACTTTTCTAGTTCAGTAATACCACTATTCAACTTTGCAAGTTTGATGTTATTATCATTGAGTACCTTTGCGATATCTTTGTACTCTTTGAGTTTGTTGGTTGCCTTATCCATCTCCTTTTTCATCTGAATAAGACCTTCAGATAACTCCTTGACCTGTTCACTTCTTTGTGAGATTGCCTTTGTTTTGAATACCTCATCAATGTCCTGTTCACAAGTAGGACACACATCGTTCTTCTCTAAGAAGTCAATCATCTGTTCGTGACGATTATGTTTATCTTTGAGTGTAAACTGAATATCTTTTAGTTTGTCACGTTTTTCTACTGCGGCATCTTCACCAGACATTGCATCTAAAAGGGTCTGGTTCTCTTCCGTAATTCTGTTCGCCTCTTCCTTACGAGAGAACACTTCCTCTTCATTACCATCCCTAAGAGTTGTCTTTTGAGATAAAAGAGTGTCCTTATTCCGTTCAATATCCTCAATGTAGTTCTCCTGTAACTCTACCTTTTCTCTGTTTAGTTCTACTTGGTATTGGTTCTCACTGATATCTGCATTTAGAGATTTCACCTTACCTTTCAAAATCAAGTTCATCAGTGAGAATATCTTAATGTCAAGGATGTCCTCTACAACTTCCCTTCTGGCCTGTGACTTCAACTGCATAAAAGGAATAAATGTCGATGACCCTAGAATCACGACTTGTGTAAATGAACGATAGTTCAACTTCAAGATTTGTTGTTCTAGATGCTTCTGATAATCCTTTGCGTTTGCACTTTGGTTTATCATATTACCATCTACCCAAATCTCAAACGTATTTGGTTTGATACCACGAACTACCTTAACATTCTTATTCTGTGTTTCAAATTCTATTTCAACAATCGTGCCTTGGGCATTGACTGTATTAATAAGTTGGTTTTTACTTATCTGTCTAAACGGTTTCCCAAATAACCCAAAGCACAAAGCATCCAAAATAGTACTTTTCCCAGCACCGTTCTCTCCTATGATTAGTGTTGATGGGTTTCTATCTAACTGAATTTCAGTAAACGTGTTCCCTGTGGAAAGAAAGTTTTTCCACCTTACATACTTAAAAATAATCAACTATATCTCCAAATCACTTGCTTCAAGATATAAAGTACGCATGGTACTTTTCAATCTATTCTTATCTATATCAACATCCAGTTCATCTATGTATCGTTCCAGTAATGTGGTTGTGTCCTGTGCGTTTTCTATAATCTCATCAGAAACATTCTCTGCATTCAACTCTGAGAAGTCCTCTACAATCTTCACCTCATGTGTCTTGACAGCAAGCAGTCTATCAAGAAACTGGTCAAATCCATACAAGTCTTTTTTGTTGACCACAACCAACTTTACAAACTTGTCTTCATACTGTTCTACATCAACCTTTGTATAATCTGTTTGCGAATCATCATAGTAAATCTTATCGAATATTCTATGTGGATTTTGAATATACTCAAGTTCTCTAGTAGCAGTATCAAAAATATGAAACCCTTTTGTTTCATTGTGGTCACTCCAAGTTATCTGGTAGGTATTACCAAGATAATAGATATGTCCATCATCTGACTTCTTGTGAAAGTGACCAGAGAATACTGTGTCAAACTTTCTGAACATTTCTTTTGGATATCCTGCCTCACAGAAGTGACCAGCGTGCATTTCAAATCCGTTGACTTCTAGGTGACCCATACAGATATCTGCGTAGGTCATTTGAATACCACGCATCACAGATTCATAGTTACTCTCGTTAATCCAAGGTAACAGATGAATACCAACTCCATCGAACTCTTCAGTACATGGATGGTCATAACATTTTATATTTGGGTATCTTTCATCGCCAGGCCCACCAAGTAACTCGTAAAGTGAGTTAATCTCATTGGTGTTTCTATAATAGGTATCGTGGTTACCCACAATCATGTGCATCTTAATATTTCTATTTACGATTGGTTTAATGAATCGCTCACGAAAATCTTTTGCAATCTTGTACGAAATAAACTTACGTCTATCAAATACATCGCCCAAATGAATAATCGTATCAATACCACTATCATCTAAGTATGGGAAAAATGTCTTCTCCCAAAACTTGTAGAAGTGGTCATTGAACGCTAGACTATCATTTCGAGCACCAAAGTGAGTATCAGTTATCAGTGCTATCTTCATTATAAAATAATTCTAATCCTTTTGGTTTGTCTTTTTTCTTCTTGGGTTTGTAAACATCCTCATCTGGTAGGAAGTTTTTCTGAAGATAATCTACGAATGGATTATCAAAGTTTTCATCTCCACCATCAATCAAACTTTCATCCACAGTCATATTCTCAATCAGTTTGTTTTTAACGTGTGCTTGTTTCTTTTCTTTTTGAATACGTCTAAGAAACGCATAGTATATAATCTGTGTAAAATATGCAAATGGATTGTTTGATTTATCTGGATTAAAGTTGTGTACATATTGCAAACAGTTTTCTATCCCATCACTAATCATTTCATCTCTATATGTGTAGTTGATAAAATTAGGTCTGTAAGATAGGTGGTTTGCAATCTTTAGAAAGCATTCACCGATATAGTTGGTGATAGGTGGTTGTGGTTTTCCTGCTTTTTCTGCCTCTCGACATTTTGCCTTCCACTCTACCATCGCTTGTAGAAATTCTTTATTATTTACATAATGTGGTTTTTTCTTTTTGTCTGCCATGAGTCTTTCCCATAAATTAGATACACTATA